CCCCAAAGCGTCCCCAAAGCGTCCCCAACTTTCGCCAATGCGTCCCCAAATAAAAAAAGGGGGACCGAAGCCCCCTTAGTCTGCTTTACGTTCGCGTAAACCTATAAGCCGATCAAGATACCATCGGGCCTTCTTCAAGTCCTCAATCGGCTTCCCTTTTCTCTCATAGCGCCACATATATTTCAGGATATTGCCCTTGAGGTAGCCAGCATATGCCTCTGGCCCCATCGACGCTTCGATACCTTCGATGGCCTCGATGCCACCAGACTTATAGTGCGATGGGCTATTGACCACATCGACTACATCACCGCCAAGCACCTCATCGTTGAGCGCATCCCTAATCTCTTTGTATCTCATAGAATCATTCCCATACATTACCTGTCCCCTTCCCCTGCTTGAAAGTTAATCTGAACGCCGAAGAAATCCTCGGCGCTGTCATCTATCATGGCGTTGATGATCATGTGGTCTGCATCGCCAATGAGAAGCTCAAGACCACGGAACACACGCTTCGTTCGTGTGGACCGATCCTTTGCGTGGTCATAGCCGTGGGTCTTCATCTCTGCTGTGAACTTACGCTGCGACCAGTCACGGCCCTTGGCTTCGTTGTTATCCTTGCACCAGTCACGGAAGTCATTGAACGCCTCGGTTGTACCCATCTCATGGTCAGGGGAAGCCACGCAACGCTCAGTCACCCAGCGAGCCAATGCGTCCTCGCCAGCGAGATATTCATCGGTAGCTTCGACTACTGCCTTTGGCGGGTTCAGTCCCTCTACCAGCCAAGACTTAGCGCCTTCGATAACCCAGGCCAAGATGGCTGGGTATTCCTCTTTTAGCTTGTCCGGCAGGTCAACGTCCTTACGGATAGGCTTAGTGTCAAAGGGTATGAGGTGCATACGCCGCCGCATGGCATCATCCACGTTAGTAATCTCTGGCTTAGTGTTGCCTGCAATGACTAACGTAAACTGCGGCTGGAACTCAAACAAGTCCTGACGCATGAACCGCGCACTGATCTTGTCCCCGCCAGTAAGCGCCTTGACCTTGGCTTCATCCCACTTGCGCGATGGATCAATCTCCTGCGCGTGAACCAGCCGAGCGCCCATCAACGAGGCCAACTCCGTAGGATGCCGCTGATTGTTCGACGCAAGGAACACGTCCGCACTGGCCACGGTGGCATAATCACCAAGGATGTTTCCTACCGCGCCAAGGAACGTCCCTTTGCCATTACCGCCGGAGCCGTGTGCGAAGGCAAGCACATGCTCTTTGGTACTACCCGTTGCGGAATAGCCAGCCAACCTTTGAAGGTAAGAGATCATCTCACTATCACCGTTGCAAGCCTCATTAAGAAACGCTTGCCACTGCGGCGCTGGCTTGCTGAAGTCCGCCTCTACCGATGTGCATTTTGTGCACATGCGCGACCGATCATGCGCTGCCAACACCCCGGTCTTGAGGTCCACCATCCCCGACTTGGTGTTGAGGATATAGATGTCAGCGTCTAGCTGTTCGGTGGTTGCTTGCATGGACGGCTCGACGGCTGCGAGTTTCGCCACGTTAGCAATCACATTGTATGACGCCACCCGCTGCGCGATACGCTCTGCCTTTTGCGGGCTTTCGATCTTGTCCAAGGCTTCAGCCGATGCGTGGGCGCAAACCTTGCGCACGATGGACAGGTGCTTGTTCGCCACGTCCTTGGCCCACTTGTTGCCATCCCATGCCACCCAGCCCATGCCGCCCACAACGAATCGAATATCCGAAACGTGTAACCGTGCAACGCGCTGCGCGAGAGCTATGTCGCTATACTCTATCGGCGTCTCACCCGCTGACGCCACCATGCCAAAGTCTTCATCATCAAAGTCCGACACCTCGAACTCATCGACCTCACGCTTGTAGCCAAAGCCAGCCGCTTTCCCCGCCAGCCAGTCCCAACCCAACTCATAGGGCGGGTGCATACGACCGAAGTCTGCTTCGATAGTATCGAGCGAGTTAACGCCGTCTTCCCAACGCTCGGCCCAGGCTGCGAATATCTCGAACGCATCTGGCTCATGGTCTGGACCACATGCTGCCTTAATCGCGTAACCCATACGGATATAATCATCACGGTCAGGGAAGTTTTCCGTTGTGTTCGGGATAGCAGTCACCGCAGCAGCCACATGGACAACGCTTGGCGCAGTAAGCGACGCCTGATCGACCGACTGGCGCTCAACAGCCTTGTGCGCTGTCTTATCCGCATGGATAATGATACAGCCCATCATCTCCAACGTCTCAGTCAGGTCAGCAAAGAACTTTTCAATCTTCTCCCGCGTGACCAGCTTCAAGCCAGCCGGACCCCGTTGCGTCAGGTCCACATCAAGACTGTAAGGCTCCTTAGTGATAGGATGTATACCAGCAATGACATACTGCTGCCCGTCACCCAGAAACTCTACAAGCTGCTCGACGCCGCGACCATCACGGAAGCGCACCTGCATACGGCCTATCTTTTCTTCGGTGCGATACATGAACAGGCGCTTGGGGAAACGACCGATACGCATTGGCGCTTTGCCCAATGCCTTTAGCGCCATCTCCCCGATGACCCTAGCCAGCCCCTCGTTGACAACATCAATGTCAACCGCAGGATATTTGCTTGCCTTCAAGCCGATGTTAGCATGGCTGCGGTCCCAACGCTCAACGTCATTAGCTGTCGGCGTGTAGTCCTGCCAGCCGTAGCCGCCCCATGTGCCTTGTGCATTCAACCGGCCTGGTGCTTTGCCTGCCTGATCCGCTTGGATTTTGGACATGGCTGACAACTCAGCGTTCGGCGGGATAACGGACACGAGATCGGTAAAACCAATCTTGTACAATGTTTGAAACTTCATCAGTGCAATTCCCTCTTTTCAATTTCGTCCCGCCTCTGCATCAGCATATCTATCGCGGCGTCTATGGCGTAGACTGCAAAGTCTGGTTCGGCTTCGTTAAGTATTTTATAGGCGGGTGTTGTCATTATTACGCCGCGCTCAAACTCTTCTTCAAAACCGATGATGAATACTGGAACAAACTCTACCGTTTGTTCTTCATCCTTCCACCTTACTATGTCCATCACTAGACCCCTCGATTATCTGCTCTCTCAGATGTAGTCGTTATATTTATCATAGTCCGATAAATCTAGATCACCAATCTGCACCTTCGACCGCAGCGTTGCTAAAGCTATCGTTGCGGCGATCCAAGTCAGACCGGCCAGTGTAAGAAATTTTATTGTTCTCATGGATTTGCTCCGTAGTTCTACCCGCCAGAAGCGACTGAACATATAGCACAAGGTCGTAGGCATCAATCTTGCCTTCGATATTTATTATATTGCCATATCGTTTGGCGTAACCCTGTGTGTTGTTTTCAAGCCAATCGGCTAGTTGCGCTGCTAATACCTGTTTCATCCCCACCACTCCTCTTCCATCTCTTTACGTTCTTGCGCTGTTATCTTCGGCTTTGTCGCTATTAGGTAGGCAGTGAGGATTATCAGTCCCATGACTACAAAAAATAGGCTATGCTCAATCATAGCAAATGCTCCCCTGCTTCAATCCGATCCGCCAGCCAACGTGTGCTGCGCTCAAACATATTCATCTTGCCAGTGCGAAGCCAAGCAATGATAGCTTCTTTCTCATTCACGACAGGCGTTTTTTCTTCAGTAGTTTTAGTTGGACGTGTCATTAGGTTAACTCCTTTATCTTAAAGCCTCTTGATTCAGCGTAAGCAATAAGGTCATCGCTCCACATGATGCCTTTACCTGCGATATAATACTGATTGATGCCGCGAAAGGGCACATTGTTAACGTCACCCCATGTATGAGACGAGTGCTCAAACATCTTTATATCTGCGCGATGGACTGACGGATGAAAGCGGCGCAGGAAATGTGCAGCTTCAGCCGCAACCAATTTCGTGCGACCGCTTAACTCACGCCGCGTAACCGTCTGCCCTTCTTCTATCTTGATTGGGGCTGGGTTGGCGTTTAGTTTGCGCCGTTCCAAAATCGACAGTGGAGTGATCCCACGTTCTCTAAGCCAACCAATAATCGTTGCGCGATTAGCATTGTATAGCCGGGTCAGTTCGGCGCAAGTCATAGTCGGGGCCACTGTGTCGAAGTTAGAAGGGATAACCTTCTTCCTCCCGCTTCTGACTATAGTTGTAAGTTCAAGTTCAAATATCCAACGACAGATCACAGACCTAGCGTGTCCGTAATGTTTCATAAGTTGTGATACGTTCATGATGTTCAGCATCCCTACAAAGTCGTCTGGCGGTGGAACTTTCTCCAAAACAAAGTTCCGTTTTAGTCCTGTCTTCCTACGCCGATTGTCAACGGACTCGACTGTACGGCCAAGCGCCCGCGCAATGTGCTCAGACGCCATGTTGTTCTCGTAAAGTTCTTTGAGTTGGTCGTCCTCTTCGGGCAGCCATGCGCTAATTTTCTTGACCATAATCTCGCTTGCTCTCCTTTTGCCCTTGTTGGGTGGCACAGTTTGAATGGCCAATGCAAGAACTTTTTTTTGTTGACGAAGCTATGCGACTTGTGGCAGCTACAGGAAAAGCAAACGTGACACCGACGAAACCGAGGGAGAGAACCGCGTGGGCAAGCAAGACTATTCCATACAGAAAGTGTCAAAAGCGGAGTGCGCGGAGATACTACTAAGATACCATTATCTGAAAGACATAAGCAAAGGTTTTAAGAGTGGTTTCAATTATGGCTTGGTAAAAAATGGTGTGTGCGTTGGCGTAATCATTTTTACAGGGTTCCCCGTACCTGAATTATCTAAAGGAATGCTTGGCTTATCACGCGATGACCAAGATGGGTTGTTTGAATTGAGCCGTCTATGTTTACGGCCTGAAGTTCAGCAAACAGAACACAATTTAGCCTCATGGTTTATATCGCGTGCAATACGGGCGCTGCGTAAAGACACATCTGTGCGCGTTATTTTATCCTATGCGGACGCTGACTTCCATCAGGGGACGGTCTATTCGGCGTGTAATTTTAAATACTACGGCCTTACAGAAGCGAAAAAAGACTTTTGGATACTTCAGCCAGACGGATCGTATATAAAACATAGTCGCGGCCCCACTAGACATTTGCAGGGTGAATGGCGCGTGCGTAGCCGCAAGCGTCGGTTTGTGCTTGTGTTTGACAAAAAGCTGTCTGTATTGTGGGGTGCGCTATGATAGTCAGCATCGACTTCGAGACGCGCAGCGCCGTCGATCTCCGCAAGACGGGTGTCTATAAGTACGCCTCTGATCCCTCAACCGACATCTGGTGCATGGCGTACAAAGCCCCGTGGTCTGACGACGTGCAGGTATGGTTGCCTGGTAATGAGTTAGATGCCTACCTCGAAGATTGGATCATGGCGGGCGGATTGCTCTGCGCATGGAACGCCAACTTTGAACGCACGATCTGGAACGAGATCATGGTTGGCCGCTACCAATGGCCCCGCACAAGCATTAAGCAATGGCGCTGCACGATGGCGCAAGCCAGCGCGATGGGACTACCTCGCGCACTGGGCCAAGCGGCGGCTGTCCTTGGCGTTGAAGAACAGAAGGACAAAGCTGGCGCGGCCCTTATGCTCCGTATGGCACGGCCCCGTAAGGTGAACGCCGACGGTAGCTACACTTGGTGGAACACAAAGGATAAAATTAATACGCTAGTAGCGTATTGCATCCAAGATGTTAAAACAGAACTGTCGGTAGCTGAAACACTGAACGCAATGCCTGACAGTGAGCGCCGCCTCTATCAACTTGACCAGCGCATCAACGACCGTGGCGTTAAGGTTGACCTCGACCTTATCGAACGGGTTAGCAAACTTACTAACTCCGCGTCAGAGAATATCGACGCAGAGATCAAGCGCCTTACTAACGGCCAAGTCAAAGCAGCAACGAACGCAATGGACTTAACCGCGTGGCTTCGTAGCTATGGCCTAAAAGTTAAATCCGTTGACAAGCAGACCGTTACGCGGATGCTGGGCATGGAGAAGCTACACCCCATCATCAAGCAGGTGCTGCGCTTACGCCAAGACGGAGCGAAGTCTAGCACTGCGAAGTACGAGGCGATGGTCAACGCGGCTAATGCCGATGACCGTATGCGCGGCCTTCTTATGTATCATGGCGCGGCAACGGGCCGTTGGTCTGGTCGGCTGGTGCAGCCGCAGAACTTCCCACGTCCGCAAAAGAAGCAAGCAGAGTTGGACGAGATCATCGCCAAGCTAAAGGCGGACGAGGATGTGTCGGGATATGGGGCCGGAACGGTCCTAGCGTCCGACCTGTTACGCTCAATGCTGATTGCCGAAGACGGCCACCGCCTTATGTTTGCCGACTACTCCGCCATTGAAGCCCGCGTCTTGGCGTGGATAGCGGGGCAGACCGATCTTGTTGAGACGTTCCGCAAGGGCGGGGACGTGTACAAAGAAATGGCATCGGACATCTATAACGTGAAGGTAGAGAGCGTCACTGGCAAACAACGCCAAGTTGGCAAGATGGCAATCTTGGGTTGCGGCTACGGCATGGGCGGCAAACGCTTTGCCGAGCAATGCGCCACGATGGGTATCAACGTAGACGAAGACGAAGCAAAGCGCATCGTGTCTGTGTACCGTGAGAAGAATAACCGAATCGCGCAATACTGGCGTGATAGTGAGAACGATTTTGTAGAGATGGTGAAGGGAGCAGGCCGTGTTGGGTCGGTCGAACTCCCACTACCTAGCGGGCGGTCGCTAACGTACCACAATCCGCGCATCATTCAGCGAGAGACACCTTGGGGGGCTATGCGCGACACAGCCCAAGTCGATACGCTGAATAGTGTAACCCGTCAGTGGGTGTCCCAGATAATCTGGGGCGGTCTACTGACGGAGAATGTGGTCCAAGCAACCGCCCGCGACCTGATGGCCACGGCCATGATGGCGTTGGAACTTAAAGGCTACAACGTAATCCTGTCCGTACACGATGAAATCATTTGCGAAGTGCCAGATGATTTTGGTTCGCTTGAAGAGATGATTGAAATCATGACACGAGTTCCGGCATGGGCGGATGGATGCCCAGTCAACGCCGAAGGTAAAGAAGGAAAGAGGTATCGGAAATGACAGAACACGCAAAGTTTGGCGCGTCGAATGCAAGTCGGCGTATGAATTGCCCAGGCTCACTAACAGCCGAGGCTCCGTTCCCCAATGAGAGTTCGCCATACGCCGAGCTTGGCACAGCCGCGCACGAACTCGGTGAGTTCTGCTTAGTCAATGGACATGAAGATGCCTTCGCCTTCATTGGCGAAGAGCATAACGGCCACAAGGTTGACGACAACATGGCCCGTGCGGTGCAGGTTTACATCGACTACATCCGAGATGTAGCCGCAACCGAACCGAATATTTGTAGATACGAAAAAAGGTTTAGCCTCGATAAGCTAGACCCGCCCATGCCAATGTTCGGCACAGCCGACTGCATCATCTACGGCAAAGAGAGCGGGACGCTTTACGTCATCGACTACAAGCACGGCCAAGGTATCGCGGTTGAAGTCGAGGATAATCCGCAGCTTAAATACTATGCGCTCGGCGCTATCCTTGAGATAGGCGAGAAGGCCCCCGTCAACAAGGTTGTGACCGTCGTTGTACAGCCACGCGCCATGCACCGAAATGGATCGGTGCGTCAGTACAGCTACACCCGTGACGAGATCATGGACTTTGGTACGGACCTTATCGACGCAGCACACGCAGCCATGAAGCCAGACGCACCGCGCATCTCTGGCGACCACTGCACATTTTGTCTGGCAGCAGGAACCTGTTCGGCCCTGCGCAACAACGCGCTTGAGATTGCTCAAGACGAGTTCGGCACAGTGCGAAACATCAATGACCTATCCCCTCAAGAGATAGCGGATTTCCTGCAAAGGGTTCCGCTGATTGAAGAGTGGATCAAGTCCTTACGCCGCCACGCCAACAACATACTTGACGCTGGCGCGGAACTACCAGGCTACAAACTGGTTGAGAAACGACCGACACGCCGCTGGCGTGTTGAGGAAGAGGTTGTGGCTTGGGCCACAGAAGAAGGTCTCGATGACGACGACATCTACGAAAAGAAGTTGAAGTCGCCACCGCAGATCGAGCGTGTTGTAGGTAAGAAAAACCTGCCTGCCTCGCTCGTCATAGCTGTATCATCCGGCACATCAATGGTCGCTGATACAGATAACCGTCCGGCTGTTGCCCTGTTGGCAGCAGACGAATTCACCGTTGAATAAGGAAACACCGATGTCAAAAGTTATAACGCCAGAAGCAATCATCTCTTATCCGCATGTGTTTGAACCACAGATACCGCCGGGTGCAAGTGAGCCGGTCTATTCTTGCTGCCTTGTATTCCCTGACGGCACTGACATGTCCGAACTGAAAGCGGTTGCGGCGTCAGTTGCTAAGGAAAAGTGGGGAGACAAGACCAAATCGTTAATGGAAGGCGGCAAAATCCGTATGCCTTTCCGTAACGATGGCGAAGAGAAGGGCTACCCTGAAGGGTCGGTCTTCATGAATGTCAAATCCAAGCAGGCCCCTGGTGTAGTCAGCAAGTTTGCTGGCGAGAATGGCAAGCCTGCTCCGATCACGGACCCCAAGGAAATCTATCCAGGGGCCAAGGTCCGTGCCTCGCTGCGCGCCTATGCGTATAGCGTCAACGGCAACAACGGCGTTGCGTTTTCACTGGGTAATCTTCAGAAGGTTGGTGACGGCCCCCGTATGGATGGCCGACTGTCAGCTTCGGATGAGTTCACTGCAACGGAGCGTCCGTCCGCAGACATCTCGGACCTTGACGATTTGCTCTAAGTGAAGGGAGGGGTCGGGGAGTTGGAAGTCACCTCGGCCCCTCTTATTGGAGGCTGCTATGGAAAGTTTAATTAAGGCACATGATGCACGCAAATATCTAGACTATAACGCGACCACAGGCGAGATGCGCTGGAAGATTTGGCCGCGTACTGGACGCCCTAGCGGGCGTGAAATCCTAACTACAAACGCACAAGGCTATCGTGTAGTTGTGCTTATGGGCAGGCAGTATCGCGTACATCGCGTAGCTTGGCTCATGATGTACGGCAAATGGCCACCTGAACTTCTCGATCACGCCAACGGCAATCGCACTGATAACCGCCTAGTAAATCTACGCGAGGCCAACCGCGCCGAGAATAACCGTAATCGGTGCATGAGCCGAAACAACACGTCGGGCTTCAAAGGCGTGACATATGACAAAAACCGCAAGAAATGGCAGGCTAAGATTTGGCGCAACAACAAGGCCATACACCTTGGCCGGTATGCCTCCGCGCAGCAAGCCTTTGCCGCGTACTGCAAAGCCAGCCGCGAATATCACGGTGAGTTTAGACGCTTAGTCTAACGCCTCAGAAATCATCTGGGCTTTCTTGGCTAGTGTCTTAGCCACAATCTCATCGACAGAATTGACAAGGCCAAACGTCCGCACGATGACGGGCTTTGTCTGGCCGATACGGTGGCAACGCTTAGCCGCCTGCGCGTTCACCGCCGGAACCCAATCCATCTCCACAAACG